CCCTGGTGTGTCTGGGCGTTGAGCCCCGAAGCGATGCCGGTTTACCGCAGTTAGGAACTCTTGAGAGCCTGCGAGCTTAGCGGCTGACTGCTTAAACTCTGCTTCGGGTGTAGCGGGTATGGTGAACTTCGCGTTGAGTATCTTATCCGCCCCCGCTGTGACAAAAGCCTTTAGGTTTGCAAAACTTGCTTTTAAGTCCCTGGGTAGGTTGCTAATCGCCCCCACCGCGTGCGGTATCTCCGTAACTTCATCTTGTGGGCGTGCCAGTATCCCCGACATGATAGCCTTGCCTGTGTTTTTTTCGATAGTATCAGCAAGTCCGCGAAACACATCACCTGCTCGTGTGCTGACGTTGCCTCCCGCGTCCCTGCGTGCTTTTTTCATTATCCCACCAAACGAAAAACCGTGGGCAACCTTCATCGCGGCCCCTAGTGGGTTCTCCTTTCCTCCCCTCACGTCGCGGACTAATTCGGCGAAGTCTTTCATCCCGTCCGCGATCTCACCAATAGCCCTGAGGAAGTCAGCCACAGCTGAGCCGAAGAAACTTATCATCTGGGCGGTAATCTTCCGCAACTTCTCAGGATCGGCAAGATCCCCTAGCATTTTCGACAATGACTTAAACGCATCTTTAGCGAACACCTGCCTAAATGCCTCGGTAGCCTTCGCAATCGCCGTAAAGAGCGGGGCAATGTCAATCGTCAACTGGTCACGCATGAGCGTAAAACCACGCACCATACTCGCCCACGCATCATTTGCCTTCTCGACTCTCGCGAGTTCCTCCGCACTGAATAGTCCACCTTGTGCCGTACGTGCTGCGAATACCGCCCGTATTTGTGCCTCTGTTTGACTCAGCAGGTTGAGCATGTCACCGCCAGCACGCCCGAATAAATCCATTGCAATAGCGTTTCTGTCTGCCTGATTCCCCACGTTACGCAACGCGTTAGATATGGTTATTAGTCGTTCCGTCATCGGCATTGCAAGTAGATCGCTCGCACTTAGGTTGAGCATCTCGTAAGCATTTCTCGCAGTACCGATCCCTCTAGCTGCTTCCGATGTGCCCTTTGCTAGTTTCTCAAGTGCCTTTTCTAGTGCGGCAGTCTCAACACCGGCCTCTTCCGCTGCTACCCTCAATAGCTGCAATTGTGCCGGGGCAATGCCTAGCTTTGCCGCACTCTTCGCCAGCTTATCTAGCGACTCAAAGCCACCACGAGCGAAGTTTGCGAGTTTACCCACGCCCCTGATGAGTAAGCCGATTCCGGCGGATGCGACTGCTGTTGCTACGCCAAGAGCGACTACACCAGCCTTGCTCATCGTCACAGCAGAACGGAACGACTTTAGCTGTGCCTTGCCCTTGTTCAGCCCTGTTCCGAATTGCTTTGTATTCGCAACAACATCTATGCGTACTTGGCCTACACTAGCCATAGATCGATTTTCCCTTCACTGCCGCCTTTTTTACTTCGTCGTCGATGCCCTTGAGTGTCGTTTTCTCCATTATCTTCTCGGCTTCCGATTCTTTACTTCGGTGTGCCTCGTCCATGTACGGTTCTGGGGCGATGTACGCGGTGCCGTCTTCTACCAATCGCCCGTAGAACTCGGGATAATGTACATGACCAGAGTCGTCCGTCCAACTAAACCCCTTGCGTGGCCCGATAGCAGCGTACACCGCAGATTTCCCCGTTCGGACCTTCCCTAGCCCTATAGACTTGCGTAGCTGCCCCGTGAGCATCGTTTGATTGTCTTTGACGTTATCGCGTGCCTCTTTAATTACAGGCTTCGCAGCGGCCCGTACGGCCTTCCTAAGCACACGCTTCGTGACGCCCGCCTTGACGCCTTCGAGGGCGTTCATTATCTCATTGACGCCATGCACTTTGTAGCTTACGAGTTCTTCCCTACTCATGTTTCACCACCTTCGCCATATGCGGCCTAGACTCAGCCACGCCTTCCGTGAAGTGCATGAGTGCCGCCCACATCGCATCGGGCGTCTGGGTAGGCTCTGGGGGATTAGATAGAGGTCGGATCTCAGGTATCCAACTCTTGAGGGCGTGGAAGTGCTTTTTCTTCACCCACTTGCCGACATTAAGCGGCATCCCGCGACAGATGGTAAGCCCCGACGATTCGACTTGTTGTGCAATCATCGCTGAGCGTTCCCAATCATCCCCGTACGGTGTGACCTGATAGTAAACCTGCCACGCGAGGAACTCCGACAGGCTTACACGTTCCTTTGCTTCGGCTACTGAACAGTGGAGCACATCGAGAGCGAGCTTATGCCACCACCACTCTCGACTGCCCCGCGTTAGTTTTTTTCCGTTTCCTCAATCGCTTCGTTAGTCAGTCCGTTATGTGTTAGGACATCCTTAGCGATTCTCGCAATTACCGGTCCGCTCTTCTCGCTCAAAGCCTTCGCGTCATTGACGTGAAAGACTTTATTACCCTCGGAATCCAGTAAGCACAAGACGACAATCGGGGCATAGTCAATATTGCCGCTTTCGTCTACGAACTTCGCAAGGGCTTGAAACTGTTTACCGCTTAGCGTGCGAAGCTGGAACACACCAGCGGCGTTATCGTCGGTAGCCCACTCAGGCACCTTGATCTCTGCCGCTGAAATGTCATCCTTCGCCAGTATCTGTTCTCTTAGGCTCATTTTCCGCTACCTTCTTTTTGGGTTTCGGTTTCTTCGGTGCTTTCACGGCGAAAGCATATCCCTCGTCACATAGTCGCTGTGCGAGTACTTTGGGGACGTCCCGTATTTCGTTCTCACGCCCCACCGCCTCCCGTGGCGACGTGACTCTTTTTCGATATTGAATCTTCATGCGAGAGCGAGCCCCGTAGTGGTGATTTCTACCTTGCACTCGCTCGTCGTGGTGCCGTACATCAGCTTAGTCACATAGTCACCTGAGCCCAGATCGGCAACGGGCACGATCGCACCCGCTGCGGCATCGCTTAGGTAATAATACACCCCTGCAGCAACGGTTGCCCCTGGGTTGAAGTTCCCGCCTGTGATGTAGCTACAGGGCTGATTAGCAGACGCACTATTCAAAGCGATGCCTACAACCGCATCAGTGCTCGCGGCGTTCGCACGAGCTAACTGGAGCAAGCTACTCGAATCGAGGTAAAGAGCCTGCCCTGCGGTGATAGTCGCACCAGCCGTCTTAGTAACGATAGTTGCGGTTGCTGTCGGATCGACGTTAGCTGCCGTAATTGTCAAAGCTGCCATGTGTATACTCCTTAGCTGGATGCTACGATTGTAATTCCACCGGACAGCTTGCATGTTACGGAAGCCGTCATTAGTCCTTCTTTTTCAGTATTCGCCGAGTAGCTTGTGACGAACCCGGAAGCCGCCCACGTGCCTGCTGTACTACCACCGGCAGGAAGAGGCCAAGTAATCGTGATCGTCTCAGCAAGGTCCGTTTGAGCGAGCGGTGGAGTCGTGTTCGGGTCGAAGTGTACTTCCATTCCGAGTTCGCCAGCGTCCGACATGTCCGAAGGCATAAAAGTCTTCTGCCCGTTCGTGGTCGTCATGTGCGAAGTGTCGATAGACTCACGAACCCATCCCGGCAAGTCGATCGAATCGAGGCTTGCGGTGAATCCCGAAGTCCCGAATACAACTGTGCAACCAAAGCCTACATCACTCATAATATCGTTTCCTAATACCCGCTCAGGGTTATATCTCGTATGCTGCTTCGTATGTTCTCGAGCTTCGGTACAAGTCGTGATCCGCCCCTACCTTGCTCGCCTCGCTGCTTTCAGTCGGCACACCATTCGTTAGTAGCGATCGTACATTCATCCCGAAGAACGTGCCCCGCTTGTCTCGTAGTGCGTTGAAAATGGCCGTTTGTAATGTTGCCGCCTTCTCCGGTGTGTCTGCGTATGCGTCAACCAAGACGCTTGCCTCTTCTAATCCACTATGCCCGAGCGTGTGGTTGTGCGATGTGCCCGCCTTCGTTGCGACACGCACGCTAGGCCCTTTGTCTGATTGCTTCAGTACTGGGCTGCGAATGCGATCGCTTACGAGCGATGACACACCACTGTCACCACGTAGTATCTGTATAATCGTACCTGTGATGGTAGCCATTACCGCACCTCCGCAGGACTCGCCGCCTTGACTTCAAGCGTCAACTCTCGACGCAATCCCGTTAGATCCTTAACGGCCACGATGTCCATTATCTCACGATTTGAGCAATTGACAACACGCATCCCCGAGTCAACGCCCATGCGGTATCGTATGACACACACGAGACCTTGAAAGCCTGTCGTCTGCTGTGCTTGCTCTGTTTCAGTCCCGCCTACGTGCTTCAGTTCAGCGGGCACACGCTGAGCAACCGCTACCCAGTTACGTTCGGGCGTTCCCATGTCGCCGACGATGCCGGTTGAGACTAACTTCTCGATGTCTATCCGATGCCGGAGCTTACCAGCCCTAACACATGAGAATTTATCCATAAGAGAATAGCCTCACCTGATCGAGCAACCCGCAAGCGGCTTTCGACATGCCGCCCATTTCCCGACACGAGTACCAATCAGCAACCATCACGAGAATGGCTTGCTGTATCTGTTTCGGTCCCGCCCATACATTGGCAGACGACACACCCCAGCCCGCAGTAAATGCGACCGTCACTGAATCTGCTTCAAAGTACGTACTCGGCCACGTCTGCCCACTCTTTAGGCTGATACGTGTCTTCTCGCGTTCGTACGCAGTAATTTTGTAAACAGTCGTGGCGAGTGCTTGCGAGTCCCCTGCGGTGTCCAAGTAGGTAATGGATGACACGTCGCCGGAAGCGACCGGCCATCTATCCAACAGAATGTCACAACACGGGAACGAATCATGCTTCTGAATGTATGTTGTCGCCAACAGATCCGCTTCGAGGTAATCTCGTGCTAAATCTATCGCCGTACTGACGTAATGCCTAATCAGTTCATCGTCGTTGTTATGATCAACCGATAGCTGTAACTTAACCAAAGGCAATCCCACAACCGGCCCCGTACTAGGAGCGGAAACTAACACGGTAGATCCGGTTGCGGAATGTGCCTGGGGCATTGCCATGCCTTTCGCTTAAGCGATGGAGTCAGCGGTTGCGTTCAGGCGTGGGTTGTGCAAATTGTATTCAATCTGCCCGCCGATGCCTTCATCAGTGCCGGTTGCCATCGTGACGACGCCACTCCAATGAGTGAACACAAGGCCGGAGGTTGCACCCTGCTGGGCGACTTCTTCTGCCAGAACTTCAAGGAAGTTATAGTCGAACACCGCGTTCGGATTAGTGGCGGAAGCTGATTTAACAATCGTGCTCGACGTTCCGCTGCTGTCCACAGCGGCATTGATCGTCAGTGTGATGTCCGATGTGCCCACTGTATTCATAAACGAAACAAGTAGACATTCGCTTTCGATAGCTTCCCATCCGATCGCGTTAGCTGCGGTGTCGCCTGGATCTAAGTCGTAGTATTTTACCACGAGATTCGACAAGGCTTTTTGACTTGCAAGTGAACTTGCCATGTTATGTATCCTCTGAATAGTTAGTTGTAGTAAAAAACAGCCCACATCGTTGAGCGGTGGGATGTGTGATGTTTAGTCGTCGGTCAGCGTAACGATTGGGCTGATTGTCGAACCGTTCTTAGGAGTAAGAGCGGCACGCCACCAGCAACGAGCGTCATTTCGTTCATAGAATTTGAAACACCTCTCATGTTCAACGAAGCGTACATGAGTGCTGCTTGCAAACTGCTTTGTTTCCAAATCGCCTTCAAGATACTCACTCCAGTTGACCAGCATCACGTCGCCCTCGGTATTGAGTGCTGGCAGGTGCTCGGTGACATAAACAGGACGCCCAAGCAACGAGAACGTGCCTGTGCCGCTTCCTGTGTTCACTAGTGCCGAACCCGTACCAGTTTCCGACATCGTAACTAGCTGCGGGATGACAGTAGGATTGATCATCCACACTGCGTTCTGCGAGCGATAGCAACGTGAGATCATGTTAGCAGCGTCGAGAAGCACAAACGTGCTGTCCGTACCGCGTGCGACAGTGATTTCAGCGGCACTCGCCTTGACGCCTTCAAACTCGCCTGCACCCGTACCGTTGATGCGTTCGTGAATCTTGCGATTAGCGAACTCTTCACCGAAGCCAGCTTGCAGAGTAGCAATCCAAGAGATCGCAGAATCTGCTAACAGTTCCTCGGTTGCGTAACTCAAGCCGAACAGCGAATGAGCGTTAAGCGTAACTTGCTCAAGCTGCATGCGACTGGAAGTTCCTGCGGCTGTCTCGGCACGTCGCGAAACAGTCAGTCCACCGGATACACTTGAAGTATGGGTAGAATCGACACGGGCGGGAATCTTAACCGTAGGCGTAGCCATCGGGATCTTCGTGGTCAGCGGTTGAATAAAATCAACTTCTGAATCACGAGTCAGTAGGCTTGCCATGAACCCGGAAGGCACTGCGAATCCACCGTAAGGATCGCTGGCTACCATACCCTCGTCGCTACCGGCTGCGAGCATCTTCAGTCGTGGATCGGTTCCGTGCCCGCTGCCCGATTCGATAACAGCCTTGAGCATGTCTTTGGGCTCTTTGAAGCCACACATCGGATCTTCGCCACGTTCCCACGCTTCGCCGAGAACTTCGACTTTGGCGGGTTGTACGGGGCCCGCACGTCGTGCTCGCTGAAGGTTCTTCTTACGAAGTTCTTCGGCGTCCTTGAGTGCTTGCACGCTGGCGAGCAGTTCAGACTTCTCGGCTTCGAGTGCTTTTGCGGCGTCTACGTCTTCAATCGACAGATCCTCTTTAGGTGCTGCGGCAGTGCCGAGCAAGGCGTCGATTTCGTCCTGCACGCTATCGAGCCGTGCGTTCAAATCTTTAAGATTCATCTATATCGTTCCTCTGGTTAGGCCGGGAAGGTGATATAGAGCCATAAAGAAAGGCACGTCAGACCCGGCGTTTGCGATAAACAAACTCACCAGCTCCGACGTGCCCTAAGCGGCCAGCCAGAACCGCACTTATTGTATCCTGAAGCGTAAAGACGCAGATACGAAAGCGAGTTCAGATTGTAATTGTGAAGATAGGGAAGTTCCCCACCTGCTGAAATGGTATAC